TAAACCCACGACTGTCAGTAGCAAGATAATTCTTACTACCCTTGTATATGTTATTTAGTGGTTCTGAATAGTTACTTCCATCAAACCCACACATATACACTTCCTCTGCACCATTCTGACAAGCCAGATATAATGCAGTATTCCCTGCTGACCACCCTTTAGGATAGTCGATATTTTCTACCATATCTTCTTCTGCAACCCATGTTATATATAATCCAATATCTTTTTCTAGTTTCTTTCTTAAATCATCTTTATCTAACTGTGGATTGAAAGTTAAAATTTCAGACAACACTCTTTGAACTGAGTCTATTGTAGTACCTTGAACAACACAGTTCTTTCTAACCCCTTGCCATGTTTCATATACTGGGCCGTTATTTCCTACTAACATCATTGAAGTATCAAAGTCTGGTAGAATACTCCAATCAGAAAACCAACATTTATTTGTAAGAGCATACTCTGATTCATATATCTCTTGTTGTATATTATAGTCTATAGAAACGAGATTGTCAACCCTAAAGTCACGATAAATTGCGTTACAGCCCCAAGATATTATATCACCTCCTATAGATGTTCTTGGTCTGGACTCTCCATTTCCATAGACTAAATGCTTCACTTGGACATTCTTCTTCTTATAGTTCCATCTTCAATACTACCACCATTCTTTACTTCAATAGAGTTAGTACCATCTGTACCATCAGACTTGACTACATAATCTGTATTGTGATTATCTACCCATCTTTCTTTCTTTACAAAGTCTAACTTGTAAGCATCTCTATCAGATAGATTTGCAAGTACGTTAAATGCAAGACTTATTCTTGGGTCTGTAGTTTTGTTCTGACCAAAACCATGAAATAAATAACTGTTAAACATAATCAAAGAACCTTTAGTACAAGGCATTGCAAGTCTATTTGTAAAGTTAGGATTTGCTTCGTGGTAATGTTTTCTTAATGAGATAAATGGGTCTGCATTGTAAGCCACCTTTTCAAATAACAATGGTGGATGGTTTGGTGTAGACTCAATATAGTAAACACCACTAATCAAAGAGTTACTATGATTATGCATACTCTGTGCAGAGTTAGGTCTGGACTTGTTTATCCAAGACTCATGTATCCAAAATTCTTTATAAGCAAGTGTCATAACATTATCAAGATAATCCTTGATACATTCTTCAAACCATACCTTTAAATCATCTAGTCCTTTATTGTCAACAATGTTTGGATTTTCTGAACCAAACTGTGTTGAGTCTGGATTACCACCACCTTGTTTAGAATAATCGAAATCATCTATGTCTGGTATGATTGGTGGATTGGGGTTCTGATATATTTTTAATACTCCAGCTGGGAATATTGGTATTCCATTATCCATGTATTAGTTCCTTTTAATCATCAAGTTCTCTCAAAGCATTCCAAGATATTGGAAATTTTTGGTGCAGATGCCAATCAATACAATCTGCAATATGTTGAGTTTCTTTCTGTGTATCATCTTTACATCTAAGATTACATACTCTTACAAAAGCCATAAGACTTCCAGACCAATACCACTCTGTATATAGATTTTGTGGTAGTATCATTCTTGCCATCTCTGGTGCAATATTCGCCTTCAACATATTCTGATATGTTGTTTTAATAAATTCTAAAGTAGAACCAAGATTATATTCTATAGTTTCATCACTAGAACCTTGCTTTTTATTATCTGCTTTCAATCTCCACTCTTGTGGAATATAAAACTCTGGTTCATCATCTACATAACGTCTTGATACTTCATTCCACACCAAACCGACTTGGTGTTTCACTAATTGTCTTGCAACAAAGATTGGAGCTTTGATTCTGAACTGCAAACTTGCATGACCAAAAGGACTCCAATGATTGTGCTTTGCAAGATAGTTAATGAGTTTCTCATCTTTATCAGATAACTCATTACTCACTTTTGCGAAAGAGACTCGAGCAGCATTAACTACACTCAAGTCTGTTCCCATGACATCAATTAGGTTGACGTTCATATCGCTTCTTCTCCGTAAACGCCCTACGAGTGGGTCTATAACCTTTAGGCCACTCTGGTACACGAGTTGCAAGTTTTTTGCATCTCTCCCTTAACTCCTCGTTGGACTTAACCAACTCGGCGTTATCTGCTTCGAGTTCCTTAACTCGATTCTTGAGTTGCATATCCTCAAGAGCTTGAAATGCATTTTTAGCATTAATAGACATACCATATTCTCCTATATTGGTAGGGTTGCAGTTTTTTCTAGGAAGTTTAACTCCCTAGCATTTGCCTCAATCTTTTCTTTGAGACCTTTAGTAATCAATCGACCTACTGAATCTGGTTCAAGTTCATTCTTCTGACAGTACCAGATAACAGCATCCAGATGATTGATATTCTTATCTTGTGCGACTTTCTCTATCTCTAATGAGAATGTTTTTGGTGTTTGCATTTTGTACCTTTTTTGATTAATTTAATATACTTATAGTAACATAATATAATGTATCTGTCAATATAAAATTAACAATTATTCGTGTTCTCCACCAACATCTCTTGGGTCTAATTCATATCTTTTACCCTTGATATAAATTGCTCTTGCACGACTTGGAGTGTGATAAAGTTTGTTCATAAGAAATCTAGGATTACTTTTTGCCATTTCAAATGTTGCAACTGTAACTGCGATTGCAGCCAGAATGATAATGTGTGCGATTGCAGTTATACCAAATATCCACATACTACTAAAGTATGAACTAAATGCAATACACCACATCCATGCTAGTACTTGCATTATCATATGTCTGGTATTTGTATCTGGAATGTTCTTGAGTGGGTTTCTATCATGGTTCATTATAGATTCCCAAGTATCATAAATGTATTTCATATTCACCTCTTTAAAATTCGTGGTGGGTTTCTGTTGCTAAGTACCCACCGAACTCCATGAGATTAAGCAGCTAGTGCATAATCCTCGATTGCAAAGTTATCGTTTGCATTTACTTTAGTGAACTATTAAGCGTTCAACCTATGGTTCTACTCTTTCCTATCTCTGCCTGTCGATCCTATTTCAGCCCCATAAGAAACACTCGCAAGCAGTGATTCAATATCTCATCTACGAGTGTTTATGGTGGAGCTGTGGGGTATCGCACCCCAGTCCAGTCCAGTCTTTGGATTGTATCAACAAACCATACTCTATTTATAACACAATATTACTATAGAGTCAAGAGTCTTTCCATACATATTTTGGTTCTGAATCAACAACATCAAATATATTTGGGTGTTTCATTAGAGCTCTACGATAAGGAGTCCATTTGATTCCTCTACCCCAACCAACCCATTCTATTAATTCTTTTTTAGTAACAGATTTATTATCACGAATGAAGTTTATAATATCTTTAAGTTTATCACTATCGCCCATAACCTTTTGTTTTGATAATAAACTATCCATATAGGTACTCATTTCCATCATCTTATCTATGTATATAAGATTTTTTCTTAAATAATCAACTGATTTTTGTGCTTGGATATTTCTAACTTCTGTATCTAAATAAGAGTTAAGTAAAGTTAAAGCTTCTTCATCTGTAGTAAAGAAGTCTGCACTAGAGTTCAACTCTTTATAGTATGTGTCGTTGTACATGATATATGGAACACCATTCATCATTCCATCTGTAGTTGCTACAGACCAACCACCATAAGTTTGTTTAGGAGAAAATCCTACACAACAAGTTTTAAGTTTATTGTAGTAGAAATTTTTATCACCTTTATCTGTAATTACATATTCTCTATTTGGTTTATCTAATAACGGCACCCATACTTTAAAGTCTTTTCTTGTTTCCCATAGTTTATCTGTAAGAGCTATAAACTGTTTGAAGTGTTTATAAGTATCTGGTCTATGATTAAAAACAATAATCTTTTCTGGGTTTTCATTTATATCTTCAACGATATCATCAACATCAACTCCTAAGTGTTGAACTGTTAGAATATCATCTAATCTTTCTATAGTCTTATCATTAAATGTTTCTTTGGATTGATTTAGTATCAATTCTTTTTGATATTGTGTATTTAAGTAACACCTATCATATTCTAACAATCCAGTAATATTCTGTAGGAAACTATCTTTAGGCCATGCAACTACTTGTTTTAGGTCGGCCCAATGAGAGTATCCGAATATTGGTGGAATATGATGTGTTACATTGTACATAGTATTAACTAGTTGATGTGTATGTTCTGGTAGATGTGACATAATCAAATCAAAGTCTACAGTATTATTTAGCATCTTTCTTATTACGTCAACTCTAAATTGACTTCGCATTGTAGGTGGATAAGTTTCAAAATCAATAAACCATTGTGTAACATTATCAAATTGTAATGATGGAACTGGACATGGTAATATGAGATAGAACCATAAGTCATTACGAATTTCGTTAAGTAGTTTTATTTGTTTTTTGATAACTTGAATATAGCTATCTTTTTCTAAATCTTTTTGGAATGTGATGTTAGGGTACACAAGTACCCTAACAGTTTTAGTATCTCCAGCTGATAAGTTAAAGAGATTCATTATGCATCTTCTAAAACTTTTTGTTTTGATACAAGTTTTTGAAAAGCATCTGGACTCATGTTACTCTTTTTACTATTTAAGTATCTAGAAGTAACAACCAAATTGTAATATTCAGTTACACCACCATTATCTACACCAACACTTCTTGGTATCAAGTGATCTCCAGCGATATCATCTTCTTCAAGTGGATTTCCAGTATAGTAACATTTACCACCTTGTTCTCTCCACTTCTTGATAATATCTACACGCTTGAAATCCCTTCCATCTATTTCAATAACACCAAACTCTTTTATTCCTAACTTTTCTACTTCCATATTTAGAACCGAAAAAATAGTTGTAATTGCATTTGAGTTCTTTCCATTAAACAAGTCTTTGAAAGGCCCTAATGGATTTCCATTGTTCTGTTTCATCTTTGCCCATATTGGTAAAGAACCAGAGGTATCACTATACTTATCAATTGTTTCAAAAAACTTCTTTGTAAAAGTTTCTGGAACAAGACTTCCATAACGATTTTTTAAATCATTAGCGTATAAAACTAACATCATTGAAACCATAGAACTAAGTCTAGACTTATCTGTTTTATCAACACTCTTTAACAACTGTAGTGCAAAATCAATAAGTTCTGTAACTTTTGTTTTATCAACAAAAACTGGATTGTAATCACCATTTGGAGATTGCATATTTTCAACCCAATCATAATGTGACTGATGAGATATACCTTTAGTAGCACCATTTTTCCATAGATAAATAAGTTCAGACAACCACTCATCTACCTCCATACGACCCTTTAATGCAAAACTAAAATACTTTAACTTTTCTTTAGTAGTCTTTCCCTTAGTTTCGCTAATACGAGTAAATAATGGATGTGGACTAAACCTTGCAGTATCACGAATAAATGTAGAATATACACCTAAAATAGCATTTCTAATTTCTTGCCATTTCATATCATTTACATTATTTAAAACCTTAATAAAAAGATAAGCAGTTTGATTATCTGTGATATTCTCATACCACTTGCAAGAAATACGATATCCCATAATCTTATCAAAGATAAGGGGATAAGTTTCTCGTAACTCTTTAACAAACATATCACTTATATCGCAACCATCTACTACCATGCCTTTAGGCATTGCATACTCACCATTTAGGTAATCTACAATAGCTGTAATTCTTTGCTGACCATCAATCAACTCATATTTAAAAATACTATCTGATACCTTTATCACACGAATATGAACCTCTGGAATACCAGCAAACAAATTTACTAACATTGTATGCAGAATACCTTGCTTCCAAATAATGGGTGATACTTTTTCTCTTTGATATGCACGATTAGAATAGTTGATATTTGCATACATCAACCAATTCATATCTATATCCCCATTGTTACATGGGGTTTCGTTTGTACCGAACTTTTCTTCGGCAGTTTCACAACTTAAATAATTCATCAAAATCTCCTTTGTTATTGATGCTGTTTCGATTTACCTCAATGGCAAACATTTAGAAACATCAATTCCTTTATTGGAATTTTTATTATGTACTTATTATGACACATGATTCGCATAATGTCAATAGTGTTTTGTAATTAATTAAAAAAATCTTCTAATGAACCTTGTGTTCCATAGCTCTTATCCACTAACCAGTTTATCTTCTGTAGTATGAAGTTTAATGGTTCTACAAATGACTTCTCAAACTGTACATCATAGTCTATACTCTTATGTAAGTCTAACTCTTTAGGTAACTTTGTCATAAATGATATAGAACTGCATTGATATATATTTGGTTGTTTGAGATTAATAAATTTTATCTTGTCTCCCTCTTGTATATATTCGTACTTGTTACTTAATTTGTTTTTCTTCACTAGATGATTGTATAGTATAGCACCCTTACAATGTATAGGAGCTCCTTTTGCAAACAGTTGACTTGTATCAGAGAACTTTGATAATCCGTTTACACTTCGTGGATAAGCAATCTCCTCTGGTGGTAAATTCAAAAACTCTTTACGAAAGTCTTGTATAAATGTATTGATTTCTCTTTCAGTACCATTCATAATAATCTTTAAACCTTGTTTAATCTTTTCTCTACAAGGTGCAGGCGTAGATGACTTAACTGCTTCAATACCCATAATCTTGAGTTGTGCTTCTTTATACTGAACACCCTCATTATCCCATACGTTGAGAATATATCTTTTCTTTGCTGTCCAGATACCTTTGTCTGCAATCACTTCTCTAGACATCTCCATCTTCTGTTCATAAGAGTTTACATACCCATGCAGAGATTGATAACTTTTCTCAATGAAAGGCTCAATCTTCTGTCGAGCCACGTCATCCAAGAACTTGACAATTTTTTTAGTTTCCGTTCCCTTGTCAAACACTTTACTGACAAGTGAGTCAAAGCAAACATATATCGAATCTGTATCACTCGCAATGACGTAATCATGTCCAGAGGTCTTAAGCAAATCATTAAGGTACTGATTAACAGCACGCTCAATCCAACGAATGGATAACTGACCAGAAGTAGTAATTGCTTCAGCAACCAACAAATCATAATAACGAAACCAAACATTCCCAAGAGCACCATATGCACTATTGAGTGAAATCTTCTTAGCCATCTGGATATTATTATATTTTGAAATGTCTTTGAGTAGTCTAGGTTCTTTAGTATTCTCATATTCTTGCTTTGCCTGTAATAAGAGTTTCTTATACTTCACTCTATCATCATACATGGATTGCATCATTTCAGGCAAAAATCCTCTTTTGTTTGTTTTAAACAATGCACCATTAGGTGTAAGTGTAACACCTTTCAGTATTGATGTGTCTACCTTTCTATCTAGTAGTTTATCAACTGACATATCTGGCACTTTCTTCTGTGAGTAAAGTGTTTCAGTTGATATGTTATATTGCATAATTAAATGTGGATACAATGAGTTTAAGTCAAATGACATAACCCATTTATGCATACCCACTTGTGGGTCTTTTACATAAGCACCCTCAAACTTCTCTGGTTTTTCTGATTTCTTTTTTTGTGGTATTGCAATCTTTTTCTTAATAAGATAATTGTATATCAATATATCCCAATACTTAGTTGAACCAAGTACATCCATGTAGTTTACTTTTGCATCATAAGCCATAGTCAAACATAACTCAATCAGTTTCATCTTGTCTTCTAGTTTGTCTACAAGTTCCACATCCATAATATTATATTCTAGAAACGACTGATAATCTTTTGTATACCATTCACGAAATGTTTCGTATGGATTACCATCTTTCTTTTCACCAAGTTCAACAAAGGCAATATGGTCAAGTCGATAAGACTCTTGTGCAGAATAAGTAAACTTACGATACAAGTCAAAGTAATCTAAATGAGCGACACCTTGTATCTCATACACTTGATGTTTACGACCCATCTGAAAAACTTCTCTTGAGTGTACACTTCTCCAAGGCGATAGTCTTTTGATTTC